TATTTGTATATATAAGTATATTACAATTTAAAAAAACAATAATTTTTAAAGAACTATTTTTTATTTAGTGGCCTTTCCATCACAATGTTTACCTAAGAACTCACACCACTTGCAATTCTTTTTATTTGTACCAGGCACCTTTGGAAAATCTATATCTTTAAATGTTCCATCGGCATTAAAAACAGTGTTAATAAATTCCATAAATTCATCATGTGCTTTTGTTACAGATGGTGCTCCATGTGATGGTGCATGTTTTGACATATAAGGAACTGGAAATGCCGAATCTTCAGGCAGTTTCCTTCTCATAATTTGATATTCAACTTTAATTTTTTGTAAAGGAATATTAAATAATTCTGAATAGTATTTCTTATATAAAAGGATTTGTGCATTCTTAAACTTGTCCGCCTTTTGATATTGATTCCAACCTTGCGTTGAAGTTTTAAGGTCAATGATGATGATTGAATTCTCAGCTAAATCTCTAAGAACAATATCAATAAATCCAATAAAGTGTACACCTTCTTTAATTGGTGCATTCAATGGAATCTCAATACCGACTAATTCATAACCTGATTTAGAGTAAAATTTATTAAGATTCTTTTTCAACCACTCTAATATTCGTCTACCATCACCATAAAATTCTTCTAATTCTAATTGAGTACAAGGTGCACCTTCACTAAGGGCTTCTCTTTCCTTAGTAAAATTTTCCTTCATTCTTTCCAAAAGCAACTTATCCAAATTAATTTCATCTGCTTGCTTTTTGGATACACCATACATTACTGATAGATAGTGTTGGATAGTTTCGTGCATTGAACTACCAAAGATTGTGTGAATGTTACCAGAACTTTCACCCAACTTATCTATGTAATTTAACTTATATTGTTGCGGGCAGTTACTCCACATTGAGTACTGCGAAAATGATACTTTTGCCATAATGTAAAGATACGAAAAAATGGTGAAATAACCAAATTAAACTTTGAGTTTTAATTTAGTAATTTGCTTAGGGTCAGTACCATAAGCCTCCGCAATTTGTTTGATGTGTTGCTTACCTGCGGTTGTTTGGTATAATATATTAAGATAATCTTCAGCTTCTAGTTGAGATACTTCATAATACTTTGCAACTAATTCTATAATCCAACCTTCATACTTATCTGCTGAAGCTGGTTTCATATATTTTAGAAATGCTCTTTTCTTTGGTATTAAACCAATAAGAGCAAGATACATTGCTTTTGGTGGAGCGTTTTGTATATAAGGTTGGATATCTGCAACTGTTTCTATCCAATCTGAATTCATAGAAAGAAAACGGAGTATCATATAGTTACTCCATGTCTTTTTATCAGCATCCTCAAGCTTATCCCAATACTTTGGGTCTTTATCCAAAGTTATAGCGTTAAGATGGTCAAATAATGTTTTAGCCATTGGTATCCATATCTAAATCTAATGAATGAGTTTGTCCTGCTTGTAATTTATCTTTTTGTTCTAATGCTCTCAGTTGAACAGGTTTCATTAATTCTTGCTCTCCTCCACAATCACCACAAAGATACACTTCAAAAGGTATCATCATATCCTGGTCACCACCATATGCTAATTTAGAAAGTTTTCTCATCTTCATAGCCGGTAAGAATGTTTTACCACCACATTCACAAAATACAGGAACTGATGCTGATATATCTACTTTTGGTTGTGGTTGTTGTGGCATTTCGCCTGCTCCAATGATATTTGCCATTTTTATATTACGTTTAAAATTTTAATTAATGTAGCTGCTGCTATAATTTCTTTATCATTTGCTAAAGAAGAGTTTGCCACAGCTTCTCCTAAATAAAGTATAACACCAGATGTATTATCTCCACCATATTCCTCAACTTTATCATAAAGAAGTGTATATAGTTCTGAAAAATCATTTGCTTTAGAATCAATAATAGCCTGCCTAACTTTCATATATTTGTTTCTTCTATCATCGTTTGATTTTAGAATATCTAATACTTTCATTTTGTAATCATTCTCTAAAAGGTTTTGAACATCTACTTTCAACTTACCTTTGCTTGAGTTTAATTGACAAGTATTAATTACCTTACGAATATCAGGATAACTAGCATCAATAATTGGAACTAAATCTTTTGGGTCAAACTCTACACTCTCAGCTTTTAAAATCTTACTCATCTGAATCGCCACATCCTTTTTAGTTGGTGGAATAATTTGAAAAGATTGACATCTACTCTGAATCGGTTCGATTACTTTCTCTACATAGTTACAAGTCAAAATGAATCGGCAATGTGCACTAAATGTTTCCATTAAGTTACGAAGGATTGCCTGAGCTTCTTTACTCATATAATCAAACTCATCCAAAATTATAACTTTGAATTTTTTGAATCCCATAGATGATGCAAAGTTTTTAACTTTTGTTCTCACCATTTCAACGTTGTTCTCATCCGATGCGTTGATAATCATATAATCACAATCAATTGATTTTACAATTAACTTAGCAAGAGTTGTCTTACCAGTACCAGCTCTACCAAATAAAAGGAGATGTGGTATATCATCGTTTTCTAAATACCCAGCAACTTTTGTTTTTAAGTTTTCGTTCCCCACATAATCATCCAACTTAATTGGTCTATATTTTTCAGTCCACAATGTGTGGTTTACACTTTCTTCTTGATATTCAAACATATATTTTTATTTTCCAGTTGAGCCAAATCCACCTTCACCTCTTTCTGAATCTGATAATTCATCTACTTCGGTAAATTGAATTGGTGGATATGGTATAATCATAATTTGTGCAATTCTATCACCCACTTTGTAGAAATCATTTGATGTATCTTCGGTATTTTTTGTTTCATCATAAAAACGTTCACCACCAAATACTTTATTAAAAGTAGCTTGTAATTCACCTCTATATCCACTATCACATACACCAACAGCATTACTTAAATCCAATCCCGTCTTTCTAACAGATGAACGAGGAAATATTAATCCTACAAATCCTTTTGGAATTTCTAATGCAATACCCATACCATAGGTAATTTGTTCAGGTGTGTCTTTTATAATTGATGTTGCTACCAAATCCATTCCAGCATCACCGGGCTTAGCATATGTTGGAATTACTGCGTTTGGATTAAGCTTCTTTATCTTCACTTCCATTGTTTGTTGTTTTAAATAAATCTCTTTGTTTTTCTCTCAATTGCTTACCTTCGTCTGTAAGTTCTCTAGCAAATAATTTAAATAATTTTCCAGTTTTACTATTCTGAAATGTAATATAAGAATTTTCCATATTTGTAATTGTAAAAATTACTTTAGGGTCTTCATTCTTATCCATTTCATTGTCTGTCCAAGCAAATATTTGTGGTTCATCTTCATCAAATTGAAAACACCATTCGCATTCTTCATGCTTTTTTTGTGAAAGGGTAATATTACCCAATTGTTGTAATTGTTCAGATTGGTCTTCAATCTTTACTTCTTCTACTTTTTTTGTTTTTTTAACTCTTGCCATATTTTTTGTTTTTATCTACCAACTTCACCCAAATACTTCTCTTTCATTTCTTCCCAACTCATACCAATCGCATCTATGTAAAATAAGTGTTCAGGTTTTAATCTGCCTTCTTCGTGCAGTTTTGTATATCTACTAATTGCGTGCTTCTTCCACCATTTATTGATGTAATCTACACCTTGCTTAAATTTATCTTTTAGTACTAATTGGTCTTCAGTAATTCTATCACAAAGAAAATCATTTCCGTTTTCATACATCATAGCTATATAAACACCTCTCTTAAATCCGTGATGATATTCAGTACCTTTAATACCACACTCTTTAAAGATTTGTCCTAATATCTTTTGTTTGATACCACTAACAGGTCCATTAGCTTCATACCCCATATTAGCACCATTACGAGCTCTTTCTCTAGTAATGTTTTCCATATACCAATCGGCTTTATTTTCTTTTAACCATTGATGCCAAGGGTCATAGAATTTATCATCCGGCTTAATACTAATTTTACCAGCTGATTCACCTAATGTTTTAAATAAAGGGATACCATTGTATTGCGAATGGATTCCATATAGTGAAGTTGTACCCACTGCAATTAGTATATTTTCATATTTCTTTTTCCAATACTCTCTTACTTCAGGTACCGTAGTCATCATAGCGATTAACTTACCACCTAAGAAGTTATAACCTAAAGGCTGAGTACATACAATTGTAGAAGCGATAGTTGTATTGTTTAATTTACCTTTTACAAACTTGTCATCTTTAGTCCAACCGATGTAGTTATCTCTTACGCCTAATGCGGTTACATCAGATGCCAAGGAGATTTGCCCCAATAGTTTTCCACTTACTTTATCCTTAACATTAATCTTAACGTTACGGCCAGGATTAGCGGTGAAATCCATAGTATGAATCATTCTACGGATTTGTGACCACTTAGTAGCTTCTTTAGGGTCTTCAACGATTTCAACGTAAGGGTCTAACGCTTCAATTTCTTTTATCGTTAGCTCCTTATCGTTGATATTAGTTGGCCTCCATTGAGAATCA